ACTTTGTATAGAGTCTGAAGGTGTTTTTGAATGCAAATCATTTGCTGATTGCAGTAAAGATGAACTTGGTTTTGCTATATTAGCTTGTATAGAAATAGGCAAAGAATTAAATGTTAGTCTTTAGATTCAATATCTTTGACAACTTGTTCTGCATCAAACTCTTTTTCATCAAAAAGATTGTTTTGAACAGCCTGTCTTTCAATTTCAGCTAACAATAAAGTTACTGTATAAAAGGATTTTTCATCTTCAGTTAAGTCTTTATACTCTTTTTTCATAATGTTTTGTATAACTTCTTCTGTAAGACCTTTTTCTTGCAGTTTAAGAAAGAGATAATACAAAACATTTTTGACCATTATGTAATAAACCTTATTTACTGGAACATTGATGATTGCATCATCTTTAAGTTCTTTTACTTTAACTGTACTCATAGTATTGAATTTTTATCAAAAATAGCAAAAAAATGAAAGTAAAACCCAACATTGAAGAAATTAAACAAAAATTGTTTGAAAAACTAGAACCTAGTGGTTGGAGTAGAGTTCTTAAATCTTTTATATTTAGTTCAGAGTTTACTGACATTTTAAGTGAACTTTACAGACATAGTGTAAACAATAAAAGATTCACTCCAACTTTAAAACAACTATTCAGAGCATTTGAAGAATGTCCTTATGATAAGTTAAAAGTTGTATTTATTGGTCAAGATCCTTATCCGCAACTAGGTGTTGCTGATGGAGTATCATTCAGTTGTAGTAATACAAATAAATTGCAACCCAGTCTTAAATTTATACTTCAAGAAGTTGATAGAACTGTATATGGTAATCATGTAATAAGTGAAGAATTAGATTTAGCAAGATGGTCTAATCAAGGAATACTCATGCTTAATACAGCTCTTACAGTTGAAGTAGGTAAGATTGGTAGCCATTATGATATATGGAAACCTTTTACTGCTTATCTATTAGATTGGTTAAATAATTATAATCCAGGATTAATTTATGTATATATGGGTAAAAAAGCTGAAGACTGGTCTCAACTTACTGATGATAATAACCATAAGTTTACTGTTAAACATCCTGCTTCTGCTGCTTATTCTGGCTCTAAATGGGATAGTAATGATATATTTAATAAGGTATCTAAAATTATAGAGGATAATTATGGTGAATCAATAACATGGTAGTATGACTGAGATATTTAATAAACTTATTAGGGAAGGTTTAACCCCTAATACTTTTTATGTATTATACTGTATTAAAGAAAAAATTACAGTAGCAAATTTTGTCAATAAAGCAATAGAATGCAAGAAGCTGCAAAGTGATGCATGGCTTGATGAAAACTTGCAATTAACTTCTAAAAGTATTATCTTTATTACTGAAATAGATGGTTATTTTAGAAAGAGTAAGAAGAAAACTAGTGTTGATTTACTTGGCAATAATTTTATTGAAAATATTAAGAAATACAATGAAATATTTCCTAATAAAAAGTTATCCAGTGGTAAATATGCAAGAGTCAATCCAAAGTCTCTAGAAAATGCTTTTAGATGGTTTTTTGAAAATTATGATTATTCCTGGGACACTATTTTACAAGCGACACTTAAGTATGTTTCTGAGTACAGTATCCAAAGATATGAGTACATGAGGACTTCCCAATATTTTGTAAGAAAACAAAATACTGACAAAACATGGGATTCTGATTTAGCAACTTATTGTGAAATTGTAAATGGTGGGGATGATGAAGTAGCAACCTATTTTAAGGAGAGAGTGGATTAATGAAAAACAAACTATTATTAATTGTAATGGCAGTTTTAGGGACTGTTTTAGGATGGATTATAACTGATTCTTTTATAATTGCTATAAGTATTTACCAATTCTTAGCAATTGAATTAACAATCACTGTATTCCATGAACTATACAATTTAGCAAAGATTGATATAATAAACAAATCATAATATGGCTCAATTATTTAATGGTGCGGCACCTTTAATACCGGTTAGTGAGAGAGATGCTCTCAAAAAAGCAATCTATAAGTTAGATGCAAGAAGAAAAGGAAAACTGAAGTCACTGAAGAGTGCATGGCCAAAATTTAATGATGCCTTTTGTGATGGGTTAGAATGGAGAACTATCACCGTTGTTGGTGCTAGACCTGGAACAGGGAAAACTTTATTTATGGAGCAGTTAATTGATGATATCATTCAATTTAACCAAGATCATAAATTTAGAATACTAAAATTCCAGTTTGAAATGCTTGATGAGACCAATGGTATCAGAAAGCTGAGTCTGAATACAGGGTATGATTACAATGCATTGATGAGTAAAGCAGAACCTTTAGATGATGCTGTATTTGACAAGTGTGTTGAACTTTATCATAAATCAAAAGACAGAGACATCATTGATGTTATTTATGATCCATGTACTGTTGATGTAATGTGTGCAACAATACATAATCACATGGAAAATCATGCTCAAATGATTAAGGATAAAGATGGCAAACTTGTAAAGAAATACACAAATATGCTCGTCACCATTGACCATTCTGCACTATTTAAAGTAGCAAAAGGACAAGAAAAAGATAAATTTGAGATGTTATATGCATTAGGTGAAGCACTTACCTATATGAAAAAGCATTATCCAGTTGCTTTTGTTGTACTTAGCCAACTAAACAGGAATATTGATAATCCTGACCGTGTAAGAAATGGTGAATATGGTAACTATGTGTTAGATTCTGATTTATTTGGAGCAGATGCTTTGTTACAACATGCTGATGTAGTACTTGGTATTAATAAACCTTCTATAAGAAAGATAAGCCATTATGGACCTGACAAGTATATCATTGAAGATGATGATACATTAGTATTTCACTTTTTAAAGTCAAGAAATGGACTTACCAAGATGAGTTTCTTTAAACTAGATAGAGGTAAGATGAGGATAGTTGAAATGGATCCTCCGGCACAAGTTGTATCAACATTAAGTACAAAAAAGTAAAAATTAAATTATGGATAGAAAACAAAAAGAAAGAGAGTACTTTGCACATCATGCAGAGACCTTTAAAAAACTAAAGCTGGCTAGTCCAAGCTTTACATTAAAAATGGCATTTTATGAAAAAGGCCGTTTTGGAAGAAACATTCAACTTTATGAAAGTGAGCTAAAGAAAGGTGAAGATCTTTATATGGAGTTTATTGATGTTATAAGAGATGAATCAGGAGCAGAGAAAGATTATTCTCCTATGCTTGAAGACAGACCTCTATTTAAATTCCAAGCTAATCCATTTTATGAAGAAGAGTATGAACTTAGAGAAAGACCGGGTTATTCTGTTTACATCATTTCAGCAAGTGAATTGATGATGGTTCAGCCTGATGGAACTGAGATTTCATATTCACTTTATGAAAAGAGAAAAGAAGAAGCCAAGAAAGCTGCAGATAGTTTACCTAAACTTCAGAAAACTCTTTCAGTGTTTCCTGATTTTGAGGAGGAGTTTACAAAGAAAGAAGAAATTGTTCTTGATGAAGCACCAACTGATTTACCATTAGAATCACTTAGCAGTTCTACTTTAGCAAACATATCTCTTAGAGATTTTGCAGCAATTATGCTTGTAAGACCAGTAAGTGATAAGGAATGGTTAAATGATATGATTAAACAAGCAAAAAGTGAAATATGAGTATAGTATTGCCAACTAAAAAAGTCAAAGCTGAGAGAGTAAATCCTAAAAGAATTGTGATTTATTCTAAGCCAAAGACAGGTAAAACAACTGCATACGCAGGTCTAGAAGACAATTTAATTCTTGATTTGGAAAATGGTGCTGATTATGTTGAAGCATTGAAAGTAAAAATTAGTAGTTTACAAGAGTTATTGGATACAGGTAAGGCAATTAAAGCCGCAGGTAATCCATATAAGTTTGTTACTGTTGATACTGTAACTGCATTAGAGGATATGATTATGCCTTTGGCTATTAAGCTTTATAAGCAAACACCAATGGGTAAAAACTTTGATGGTGATACTGTAGTCACATTACCAAATGGTGCTGGATATTTATATATCCGTCAAGCATTCTTTCAAGTTTTGGATTTTATTGATACCTTAGCACCTACAATTATTTTATCAGGTCATATAAAAGACAAGGTGGTAGATGATAAAGGAGAAATGGTTATGTCTGCTAACATAGACTTGACGGGTAAGATCAAATCATTAATTTGTGCAAATGCAGATGCTATTGGGTACATGTACCGAAAAGGTAATAAAACTATTTTGTCTTTTAAGACAAATGAAGAGGTTACTTGTGGGGCAAGACCAGAGCATTTACGTAATGAAGAGATAGTAATTACAGAAATGGTTGATGGTGTATTAACTACATCATGGGAAAAAGTATTTATTTAATAATTAAAAAACAAAAAAAATGGCTTTAAGTACAACAGATTTGGGCACAGGTGGCTCAGGATTAGCAAAAACAATTGCACCAGGTAATCATGTATTAAAAATTAACAATGTAGAATTAGAAGACTTCAGATTTATTGAGGGAGCTAAACATTTAATTCTTCATGTTGAGACAGCACCTATTGAAGGATTTGAAGGTTTCTTACTTGATAAAGATGATGAAAGCAAAGGAAGATATGCTGGTCAAATTGGTAGAGTGAAAGCTTCTCAATATGCATATGCTGATGGTGAGACAAAATCTGGAATTAAAATTCAAAGAGATAGATCAGTTCTGATTTTCTTACAAACATTGTCTAAAACATTAGGAATTAATGACTGGTTTGTTGAGCAAGATGGTCAACATGAAACAATTGAAGACTTTGTTGATGCTTTTAATATGAAAGCACCAATCAAAGATAAATATTTGGAATTCTGTGTAGCAGGTAAAGAATATTTGAATAAAAGTGGTTATACAACTTATGATATGTGGTTGCCCAAAGCAGAAAATAAAAAATATGCTATTGGAGAAGTAGAAGCAGGTAAAGTAGTTACTTATGACGAAAGCAAGCATTTAAAAAAGTTGGAAGTTAAAGATGTAAATAACTTTGGTGGAGATGATGATGATTTTTCAGCACCTAGTAATACATCATCTGATTTCAGTCTAGATTAATTTTAATTAAATAATCATAGGGGGGAGTCAGCTTCCCCCTATTTTATTTTGTTGCTATGATTTCTACTAAAAACCTAATTGCAAGATTAGAAGATGTACCTAAAGAGTGGGTATTTGAATTCTATCTTAAGTTACCAGAAAAACTAACTGGTCAGAGTGTTAAAATTAAATCTATTTTTAATAGTAGAGAAAAAACACCTTCTATGTATATCTATATGGATAATAACAACACCTATAAGTTTAAGGATTTTTCATCTGGAAATGGTGGTGATGCATTGAATCTTGTTCAAACAATATTTAATTATCCAAGTAGAGCTAGAGCTTCATTTAAAATTATTGATGACTATAATGAGTATGTAAAAACTCATGAACCAGCACCAGTAATTGATTTGAAAGCACATAGCAAATTTAAAGTATCTGATTATGAAATAAGACACTGGAATAACTTAGATCAAAACTATTGGATGGGATTTGGTATTGGTTCTAAGATATTCCAG